TATAAATGTGATGATAGTGTTATCGGCTATCTTAATATGAAACAATGGTTAGAAATTGTAAAAATGTTATCAAAATGAAAAAATATCTTAAAGATAGTACAAACCATACAAACGATGTTACTAAAGTTCTCATAATGGCTTTCTTCATATTGGCTCTTATGTACGGAGCGTATAAGTTTGGTAAATACTTTTCGTTTCAAAGTCCGATATTACTTCGATCACCTTTTAAGCGTGTTTATATGTATGAGAATTCAAGGAGCATAGAACCACTACCAACAAGTGTTCCACGCAAGGACAACGGCAAGGAACGTCAAATTTTGCCATCTCCAACGGCAACACCTAAGTTAAAAACAATGACAACGGATCAGACCATAGCGGATTATATTTCAAGTAAAGACTGGGACTACTCGATTGCTATAAGAATTGCCAAAAGTGAGAACGCTTGGAATTGGACTAAACACTTTGATTGTAGTCGCACTGGTGGACGAAATAGCAACGGTACTTACGATCATGGACTTTGGCAAATAAATGACATTCATATAAGAAGTGGGGCTATTACACTTGAGGACGCTAACGATTGCTTTAAGTCAACCGACTTTGCTTATGGACTATATAAAAGTCATGGAAATAGCTTTACAAGTTGGAGCGCTTATAACAATTTGTCCTATTTAGGACATAATGAAGTTATATACTAAATATATGAGCTTAAAAGATAAAGATCACGTAATAATTTCACTTATCATTTCCAAAGACCAATACAAGTACATTTGTAAGTTGTCAAAGGTTAGGCAAGTGTCAAAGTCCAAGATACTCCGGCAAATACTTAATGATTACTTAACCGGAAGCGTGAGACAAGTTAGAAATAGATTAGTTCACTAAAATAGATATGACCACATATAGTTTTCCAGAACGGGATAAATTAGAAGAACTTATAGATAAATGGTTTCCTAAAGGTAAGTGTAAGGAAAGAGGGGCGGCCTTGATGGTAAACGCAGAGTTTGTTATATGGTTAGGTAAAAGAATGAAAAACCCAGAATATATGGATTTACAAGTTAAGTCCGCTAAAAAATGATTGAGTACTGGACTATATTTTATTTAGTAATGGCGTTAGTAATTGTGTGGAATATAGATAGTCGTTATTAAAAGTTAAAAGCATTGCTTAAAATTATGTGTGAAGGAGTCGCCTTTTTCGCTAACAATAAGAAAGCAGTCTATGGTAATACTAATTCTCATTCAGACGCTGAAAGTCAGTTAAAAATAGACGGGGATAAGTTTAGAAAATTTGAGTATCTATGGTGGGAAAAGGAAGTAAGACAAGTCCACTACGACCAAGTGGCTCAAGAGATACTGGATGAGATAGACGAAAATAAAGCTCAAAAGTTAGTGGAAAAGTCCGTTAAAAAGAACTTTAATACTGATGTAAAGTTAGCCAAATGGTTAAAGAAAGTTCCTAATGAATGGGATAAGTTACTTGAACCCAAATTCCATAATTTAGCCAAAAAGGTTAATCCTCTACTCTTAATTTTTCAAGACAAAATAAATAAATTCAAAAAACAACCGATTGAAAAATACAATCCTTATCAGGCGACTAAATTACCTCGCCTTATAGACATTAAGAAAAAAATACCTAAAAAGGTCTGGGGTCAGGTCAGGGATCAGGTCGGGGGTCAGGTCTGGGGTCAGGTCTGGGGTCAGGTCGGGGATCAGGTCAGGGGTCAGGTCTGGGGTCAGGTCTGGGGTCAGGTCTGGGATCAGGTCGGGGGTCAGGTCGGGGATCAGGTCTGGGGTCAGGTCTGGGATCAGGTCGGGGATCAGGTCGGGGCGACTTCATATTGGGCCGTAAAAGTAGTTTTAGGATTGCCTATAAAGCATTGGTTTTTTAATTTCCTAAAACTTGGTGTGATGATAGTTTTTGTAAAAGGAAAAGCCAAAGTATTTGGTAAAAAAGGAATGTATTTAGGGGAATATTTGGAGAAAGATTTATTTAGTTAAAAGTTAGCGGTATATCCGCAGTAAAGATTATGAAAAAAGAAAAATTGGTTATAGTTTTTCCACCAACGGCTTCTACCAATATTGATAATGATTTGGTTAATTTAACGGAGTTCCTTTCAAAAAAATTAAAGTTAGAAACTGGGTTTGGTTTAGGTGGCGAGTTTGGCTATGGAGTGGATTTTGAAAATGATACTTTTATGATGCACCATTTTTGTTGGTGTGGACAGGATAATTGCGATTGGTGTGCTATGAATGGGAAAAGATTACAAAAAAGATTACTTAAAAAATATGGTAATAAAGAATGGGCAGAGGGGGGAATAGCTCCTAATTTTTGGTATAAGCCAACAGGATTTATGATTGAATGGTATAAATGGATAGGTCGGGATATGGAATTTAGTAAGAAACTCAAACCCGCCCAATGGAAAAAGATTTATAAAGATTGTATAAAATCAGTTAAATAATTTAGTTCATTAGAGGTATGAAAACACAAAAACAAATTGAAGCGGAATTGAAGAAATATAAAATATTAGATTTTCCAGATAAGATTCAGGCTAAAGGTCTTTATCAAGGGCCAGCTCCCTTAACAGAATATGCCTACAATCAAGATGTCGGCTTTAAGAAAGCGTTAGAGTGGGTATTACAAGTTAAAACCGCCAAATAAATATGTCAATATCAAAGATAAAAGAAATAAATAAAAAGTTCAAAAAGAAATTTCCTTTATTAAGAGTTTATAATTGTCCAGATCACGAACCTGATGAACATTTTTGCGAAGATGAAGTTATTTCTTTCTATACCCAACAAATCCTGTCTTTAATTGAGGAGCTGGAAGGGAAGGTTATTGGAGAGGATGAAGGTTCAAGTTATTTTAATGATAGTAGAAAAGTAAGAAATGATTTTAGAAAACAACAAAGAGTTATTATTAGAAGTTATTTAAAATAGTATGAATGGAGCTAAAAGATACGAAAAAATTGCTTTTTGGTGGATGATAAGTACGGTTATAATTTTTGGTTCTCTTGGTGTATATTTTTTATTAAAAATGAAATTATGAACACTTATAACAAAACAAAATCATTTTACGAAAATAAGAAGTTGTCTTGTACAACATATTCTCCCGATATGATTGGAAAATGTAGGAACTGTAAAGAATATCATCAAGAGGATAATACAAAAGCAAAAACTTGGAAGGATGATTTTGTAAAAGAATTTTGTATTGAAGAAAATGATAAATGGAAGGGGGAATTATGTTTCAAAGCAGATTTCGGTCCAACAGCAATGATATACTTTATTTCCCGCTTATTAAAAAAACAAACAAAAGAAATAATTAAATGTATTCCAAAGAAAAGAATTTACACAAATAGTCATCATAATGTTTATGAAGAAGTAGCAATTCAAAGAGAAATATTAAATTGGAATGAAGCCATTGACCAAATGAGAGCCAGTATTAAAAATTATAAAAAGGGATTATGAAAATACATTTTTCAATAGAAATGGGTTTTTGGATTACGTGGGGGTTATTGATAGCGATTTTAGTTACAATTTTAATAAAATAAATATGGACATATCTTGCGATTGTTTTAGACCTTTACAGGGAGTTAATCCTGATGATGATTGTGGAAATAATTGTAGCCGTTGCGGTTTTGAGGTCGGAGATAGAAGATGTGAAGTTTGTAAAGCGGACTTTTCCCCTGAAGAAATGGAAGAAAGAAGAGATGGCAAAATAGTTTGTAGAGGTTGTTATACCAAAACAATGGATTTGAATAATTAAAAGTTATTTGAAGAAACTATGAAAGGACATTCAATAGCGGGAATGAGTGTAATAAGAGATAGGGTTGATAATGATTTTTATGCTACTCCTACCGAAAGTACAAAGGCTATTTTAGCAGTTGAAGAAATTATTTATCCTTGTTGGGAACCTGCTTGTGGAGATGGTGCGATAGCAAAACTTATTAAGGGTTGTATCGCAAGTGATTTGGTTTATAGAGGATACGGTCCTAATAAGAAATCAAGTAATTTTTTAACTTCACATTTACCTGTGGCAACAATTATTACAAATCCGCCTTTTAATTTATTTCAAGAATTTGCTGAGCATGCTTTATCAATGGTAGAGAAAAAGGTTATACTTTTTGGAAAATTACAAGCCCTTGAAGGAAAAAAGAGGGCAACTTTTATGGAAAATAGTCCACTCCAAACTGTTTATGTTTTCAAAGCAAGGCAAAACCCGCTTCGTAATGGTTCGCCTTTAGATGAGAATGGAAAACCTTGGAATAGCACAATGGCTTTTGCTTGGTTTGTATGGGAAATTGGTTATAAAGGAAAACCGCAAATAGAATGGTTATAAATTATTAGTTAATTTAGGAGCTTAAGATAATAAGTTCTTAATAGTTAGTATAGATATAAATATGTCAATATCAAAGATAAAAGAAATAAATATAAGAAAAGAAATTTTAATTTTATATCAAGAATATAAAAAAGAACTTAACGAATGGAATGAACGAGCAAGTCGCTATGGCGGTCATCAAGAAATAACTCTTGATGGTTTTATGTTTTGGTTAAACAATAATTATATACAAGAAATAATATGAAATATCTTTTTGGTTTTTGGTTAGGTATATCAATGGGAATAGTTGGGTTTCATTGGTTTAGTTGGCAATATTGGTTTGTAATTCTTCCAACAATGATATTAGCATTAAGTTTTAGAAAATAAATATGAAAACAATAGAAGAAATAAATAAAAAGTTTGATAAGAAGTTTGGACAGTTTCTTGTTGGACAAGGAGATAAGACATTCGGGGAATTAAATATTAAGAAATTCTACACCCAACAAATCCTATCTTTAATTGAGGAGCTGGAAGGGAAGTTGCCGAAGAAAGAAAAAGAAATTATATAAATATGAAACCATTAAAAGAAGGAAAACCAATTAACTATAATGAAACGATTGATTTAGGACCGACTGATATTCCGCCCTATTGTAAAATCTGTAATAAAAGACACGACCATAAAAAGTATATGAAAAAATTAAAAGAAAATAAAATAGAAAAACACGAAAATTGGGAATTAGAATTTACAAAAAAATTCGTATTAGAAAATAATAATCAGGGTTTTCCGTGGGTTACAAACCCAGTCGGAGTAAAGAAATTTATAAAATCTGTAATCGCTCAAACAATTAGAATGGAATTAGAACAATTTTTTCATAAATTAGTTTGTAAATATCAGACAACGGCAACTGAAAAATTAGACAAAACCTATACAATTACTTTAGAAATTCCCGCCAAAGATATTAAAAAGTTAAAAGAAGGATTGTTGACCAAATGAGAGCCAGTATAAAAAGTTTTTTGAAGGGGGTGAAATAACAAATGAAAATACAATTAGATACAACAAATAAGACGGTAAAGATTGAAGAAAATATTAAGGTTTCAAAGTTAATAGCTACTCTTAAGAAGTTATTACCAGAGGATTGGAAAGAATTTACGCTGGAAACACATACAACGATAAATAATTGGAATAGTCCTTATATTATAAGAGAATATCCAGTTTATCCAACTCGTCCAGTTTATCCTTGGTATTATTCGGCTACTAATCAAGCAGGTGGAATTTCAATGTCAGCAAAACAAAACACCGCAGATTATAGTTTGAAATCAGGAGTTTATAATGTGGAGATTTAGTTTTTAGCCCTTTGACTTAAATGTCAGAGGATTATTAGTTAATTTAGGAGCTTAAGATAATATGTCAATACCAGAAAAGATAAAAATTTTAAGAATGTCCTTACATGAAAGCCAAGAACAATTTGGTAAACGATTTGGAGTATCTCATGTAGCGGTATCAGGTTGGGAAAGCGGAAAGTCAGAAGCTCCTTATAAAGTGATAGAACTTATTATTGATTTAGAGGAACAGCCAGATATAAGCAATTATATAAATTATGGTTATAATCAATGCCTTTCAGATTTACAAATATTTATAAATACCCAGTTAAAAGTTCCAAAGTTAAGTTCTAAATAATATTATGAACATATTCTTTAAAATAATTTGGATTATTTTAGCGGTAATAAGCGGTATATGGTTACAAATGAAATGGAAAGAAAAATTTAGAAGATAAAAAATATATGATAACCGTTTGTGGTTGTAAAAAATGTAGTAAGGTTATGAATGAATTTATAGCGGAGAACACCGTTAAATACTATCCCTATATGAATAATGGGACAACGCCTATATACAATACGAGGGATATTTTCACCCCCCTCAACTATTTCCGCCTTACCCTTTCCCTTTTAAGAAATAACTTCTGGTCTTTTATGGTAGGATTGTTGGTAGTAGTTGGTATAATTTTATTATTGCGGGTTTGAGGATTGATTGAGAGGGGGTTATTGGCGAATAACGTAATTGGAGTGCCTATCCTACCCCTCTCAATTAGTTCTTAAAAATTATGATAGACAGTCCATTAACTGACGCTTTGATAAACCAAATGAAACCTATTGGGTTCCCGAAGCCAGTAAAGAAAGTTAAAGCGGTTAGGAACTTCAAAGATTACGGATACAACTCAACTATAAAGAAAACACCTAAATTGCTCAAGAAAGTAGGGCATAGAAAGGCCGTTAAGAGTAAAAGGGTACTAATGATACCACTTCCTAAACTTGTCAAGAAAGCCGATGATGTTTTTGCTACTTTCATTAAAAGGCGAGATGGTCGTTGTGTAACCCCCGACCCTAAATGTAAAAGCTATCTTCAAGCCTCTCATCTTATTAAACGGGGACGTAAACTAACCCGCTGGGAAGAAAGCAATGTACACACTCAATGCCAACATCACAATTACAATCACGATCAAGGTTTTCATCCTTCACCGGAGATACTTACTAATTATGTCATCAATAAGTATGGGGTGGAAGAATATAATAGGTTGTACAAATTAAGCAAAGTTGATGCCCCGTCCGCTTGGGTAAGATTAAAAGCGTTAGAAGTGATAAAAAAATATGCGTGTAATTCCGCCAAAGATTAAAGGATTTGTTGCCGACCTACTTCATCCGCCTCAAATGGCTATCTGTTCAATATGCAAAGAATTAAAAAAGATGAAATGGAATACCGCCCAAAAGCGATATCAGAAATATTGTTCAAAAGAATGTACATGGAAGGCTAATAAAAAGAGTCTATTTAAGTTTAAGGGGTTTTAGGTTTCCATTTGAAGATAGTTTTCCAATGCTTGAGGTGGTTTGGAGAATTGGCTATGGAACGTTCTTTATGACAACCCTTATCACACGATTGAACGGTATCTTTTATTTTATAAACCGATTGACTTTCTGGACGTAGTTTCTCGTTCATAGGTTAGGTGGGCCTGTGCTAACATTTACTTTATGACCGTATCTTTCTTCATGTGCTTGGACATAATCTTTGAACAATGCCATATCATTAGTCAATCTAAAAGTCGTGGTCGGTAAAGATGAATACCAGTTACAATCGGTGCATTTTGCCACCATAACAAGCTTTCTGTCTTCAGGCGGTTTAAGAGTTTCAAGCGACATATTTTCTAATAACGCTTAACAACTGGTTCAAGAGCCAAGCGACTATCACAATTATTGTAATATTAGATGGCTCAAAATCCTTTAAGCTTATCAAGTGTCCTTGTTGTTGGATAACACCCAACACCGCTGTAATGTAAAAACCCAAAGGAACGAGAAAGAAATATAACGAGTCTTTGAATATTTTAGCCCAATCAAATTTGTTCAGCGTAAAAGGTTCGCTTTTCACTATAGGTGGTTCCATATTATTTAATTAACGGTTGTGTAACTCCAAACAATCCAAATGCCCAAATAACGGCTACCAAAAGTAAAATCAAATATCCAATTCTAACCCATACTGCGTCAAGTCCCAACTTTGCCGCTATTAAATTTAATATCTGAAACAAAATAACCAAAACTATAACTGCCAACACTATCATTAAAATTGTAGAAATCGTAATCATATTTTATTAAGCACCCCTTTTTAAGTTAATTTATAATAATTTTCGTAATATCCAAAACAAAATAACAAATCCTAATGGAAAACCGAGAAGTAGCAAGATGATTGATATCATATTTATTTTGTAAATAATTTTAATATAAGTCCTCCACCTATCGTTAAAATAGAAGTAATCGTTGCAATTACTCCTAACCACTTATACATATTGTCTTCTATTTTCCGCAACCTTTCCTCGTGGTCTTTTTGTACTCTTAAAACTTCTTCGTGTTGAGCTCCTGTTACAAACGCTTTGCTCATTTCTGAAAGACTGAGTTCAATACCTTCAAGTGATTTTTTCATCCACTCAACATTGTTGCTGACTATTGCTACTGTTTCTGTTATTTGTCTGGTTGTATCGGCTGTTTTGGCTGCTAAATCAGAAGCTGTTTTAACAGCAATAGACGCTAGGTCAGCAGCTTTTTGAGCCGTTGTATTAGCTAAAGAAACTGCGGCCGCATTAGCCGCATTGACTGCATTGACTGCATTGACTGCATTGACTGCATTGTCTTTATTTCTCATATTATTTCATTAATAGTCTAACTCGCTCAAAGAAACCTTTACCTCTTAAGAGTTCCTATATCCTCTCATGTCTTATCCTTTTTTCAGCGACTTTAACGGCTTTGCGTTCTATATTATCCAACTTTTTGTAAATTCTTTCATAGACCGTTGACATAAGTTGTTATTTTCTGTTTCATGTCTGATATTTTTTGTAAGCAGAGCTTATCTTTGTCTGCTAATTGCTTTGTCGTTAAAGTTTGGAGAGCCACCAAGTCAGCTTTAGCTTTTGCCAAGCCTTGATTAGCAACGTCTAATTGCTGTTTAACATTGGCACATGGGTCGTCCGGCGGTACTACAACTGGTGAATGATAACCATATTTCTTAAAAGTTGCTACATCGCCAAAAAAGACGTCACCATCTACGTTTCCAACTAGTCCTGGTACTTGCTGACTTGACGTCCATTGTTGCATAGCGGCAAACTTCCAAGCCCCTGTAACAAAGTTGTTTTTATTTGGATCATAAGTATAAGCGGCTACCCAAAGACCATATCCGCCATTTACTACCGGCGTCCAGTCATATCCTTTAATTAACGATTGATTTAAGTATATTAAAGGTTTATACCCGTTGAGTGATGATGAGAGTTTGTCTAAAAAGCGTTTACAAAAGTCAACCACGTTTCCGCTCCAACTTTCTTCATAGTCTAAAGCAATAAGTTCTCCATCTCTGATGTCGCCCATTACGCTTCGTACATAATCAGCTTCTGCTTCAGGTGTGTTGTATTGAGGATAAGCGTAGTGATAAAAACCTAAAGGAATACCACGAGCACGAGCTTCTGTTCTATTGGAAACGAAGTTTTTGTCCACTCGAGCTGTACCGACTGTAGCACGAATAATTACGAAATTGGTATTGTTCTTGTAAGTGTCCCAATTAGTGTTGTTCTGAAATTCTGAAATATCGTTCCCTACGATGGTAGCCATATTACTGTTGTTGAAATTTATAATTTGGATATCTAAATAAAATATCTACTCTCCAAGTCTTTAAGTAATGACAATCTTTACATAATGTTTGGCCGTTATCTATGGCGAATTTTAATTCAGGAAAATATGCCGATGGTTTAATATGATCGGCTTGAAGTTTTCCACCTCTTGATAAACATTTAACACAAGTATAATTATCTCTTATAAATACTGCCTCTCTCCAAAGTTTATATTCTATAGAGTGATATATTTTTTGTCTTTCTGAGGTTATTCCACCTTTCCAAAGATGGCTTTTTTCGCCACTAATTTGAGGCATTTTAACTCCTTTGTTCCAAGCAATAGTACCTCTTATTGCTTCATGAGCCTTATCAGTTGAATGTTTAATTCTTTTATCTTCTGTTGCTTTTAATCCTTTATTCCATGGTATTTTTCCATGCATTTTTTTGCTTAATCTCATTCTCTCTTTATGGTATTCAGATAATTTTACGCCCATTTTAGCTTTACTTATTTTTTCCCAAACGACTTTGTTATGGAGATGTGAAACGTAGAATTTAGCAGAACAAGAACGATTGCAAAATTTACCAAAACCTTGATTTAATACACATTGATAAACCATTCTCTTCTTACTACAAAAAAGACAAGAAACTTCTACTTTTTGTACTTTAATAGTTCTTATATATACTCCTGTGGGCATATTATTATTGTGGACTACTAATAGGTGTTTGATCTTTAGGAAGCGCTGCTTCTAAGATTTTGGCTTCGAGTTTACCACGGTGATCCAAGTGTTTTGTCAATGCCTTGATTATCAATTCCACCTCGCTTAAAGGTGTTGCAGGTTCTACTGGGGCAGGTTGTGCTGGTTGTGGCTGTCCTTGAGCTTGTGAGGGATCGGTAGGCATAGGTGGGGCTGGGGGTGCGCCTCCTTGTAGAGAGGCTGGCATCTGCATTCCACGTCTTTTTAAGGCGGCTTCAAGATGAAAGGTTTTGTTGGGCATAGGAGCTGATTGTGGAGACTGTAGGCCTGGTTGAAAGTTGGGTGCACCAGGTGTAACTTGATTCATAGGGCTATTTCCAGCCTGCATACCTTGGGTTAAACTACTCATTAGTGAGGGGTTCATATATGAAATTATATCATATTCAGTTGACAAGGTGTAAAAAGAAGTATATTGTTAAAGTATATGAGTATAATGGACGTAATTACAGGAATGTTTTATATCTCTCTAAATTATCTGCCTTTTGTTATTGGAGGAGTTATAGTCCTTTTCTTTCTTGATCGTTTATTTGCACGTTCTAAATAATTATTGAATTGCAGGTAATCCTTGTCCAGCACTACCAAAATTAAAATTTAAATGACTGGGTGTTCCAATAGTAGGTAGGTTTGATGGTTGAACTTGAGGTTTAATAATAGGTAGATTTGATGGTGGAGTAAGTGTTTGCTGTGATCCTCCGGTATACTGTTCTTCGGCAGCATCCTGTTCACTTTTAACATTCTCCATTTCACTATCTAAAGCTCCAAGTAAAGCGTCTTTAGTTTTTACCTTTGAAAAGTCAGCTCCACGATTTTTTTCAAGCCAATTCAATACTCCTGTTAATTGAGAGTATTGTTTATCTTTTCCTTTTCTCACGTCGTCATACCATTTAATAAATTGTGCAGGATTAGGAGGAGCGTTATTTGTTAATTTTACTGCTTTATTAACTCCTAATTGTATGGTGTAAGTTTTTTTCCATTGATCTAATACTGGAGTTTGTGCATCAAATTTTTTTTGAAGGGCAGCTTGCTGTGCGGTATCTATTGCCAATTGTTGATCCCCTTGTAAACTTGTAAGCGATAATTTTTTATCTTCTCCTATTTTTTTATCAAGAGCCGCAAGTTGATTTGCCTGATCTTGTGGGCCTACAACTAAACCTGATTTTATAGGGTCTTTGAAAGTATATCTATCAGGTAATTTAGATGTATCAGTTGATGTTGTTGAAGTTTGCTTATCAAAAGCCCCGCCTGCTATAGCCTGACTTCCTGCATATAAACCTCCCGCTGCTACTCCAGCTCCTCCTAATTCTAATCCTACCGCAGGTAAAGATTGATTTTTAAATCTTTGCCAAGCATTAGGTTTAGGAGCATTTGCAGTTTTTATAGTTGCAGTTTCCTCAGCTCCCGCAGCATTAGCTACCGATGGTCTAGCTGTTATCATACCGCTTTGGCGATCAAGTGCATCACTAATATCAGGGTACATAGTTTTTAGTTGCTCACTTAAAGTTCGTCTCATTGTAAGCATAGCTGTTTGAGGAGGAGTTAACGACCCTCCTCTCTCTTGAATTTTATAAACATTTTGTAATTGTTTATCAACATTGCTTATATATTCTCTTAATTCAGGCCCTGTTATTTCTGTTGAAAGAAGCATTTTTTTACCACCCTTTATATTGTTAAACTGAGTTATAAGTTGATTGGTGGCAGTACTCTCCGGATTTACATTCTCAGATATTGGATTTAATCCTTTTTCTTTCAATGTTGTTTCGTTAGCATCAATAATATCACCAAGTGTAACTTTTGTTTTCGGTGCTTGAGTAGCCATTACATTATCAATCCGTTTTGATTCTTCCAATATTTTTGGGTTTAGATTAGCTTCAACCTCTTTTGCAGTATTACCAGGAACATATTGATCTATTATTTTTTGTGAATTTTGCATATCTTCAAGATAATAAGGATTCCTTTTTGCTTCATTTCTTAAATCAACTATAACAGGATTGCCTTGAGTAACAGGATTTTTATTAACTCTTGTTCCACTGACATCTACAGGATTATCTGGAATTTCAGAATGTATTTTGCCTGTTATTGGAACAGTATTAGAAGGTGGTTTTTCTTCTATAGGTGGTAATCCTGTACTACCACTAACATCTTTCCCTGTTAAAGGATTAGCGTCAGGTGTCGCATATTGATTGACTGGTGTTTTGAAAGGAACACCATTTTTATCTAAGATTGGAGAATCTATAGTTGGACGATTGTCTATTACTGGAAGATTGTTTACTTGTTCCGCTACTTTGGGAATTTCTTTTACTGGTGGTTTTACTTCTAAAGTGGTTGGAATTTCTGTTTTTGGTATAGTTGGAGCTACTTTACTTTCTACTGGTGTAGCCACTTCTCCTTCTGGACTTGGCCCTATAATACCGTTTGGCCCTGGGATTGCAGCCATTGTACTAAGAGCAAATGTTCCTTCCTGTCCTCTCATTTGACGTTCATTATATTGTTGTGTTGTCTCTCCAGGTTGCTGACCAGAAATAGCGTCAAAATTAGCCTTTGCACTTTGATAAATTGGTTTAACAACATTTTTTATAGCTACATCAGATAGATAATTAGGAACACTCCCTGATTTAGCTATGGAATTAACAATATCACTTACAGAACCTTTAGTTTTTTTAACTAAATCTGTAACAAAATTGACAAAAGGATTATTCTGATTTTGAGTTAGTGTTGGTGGCATAAGTTAATTATATCATTTTTAACGTTTTGGAATATAGCCTAGAACTGACTGGTTATTTTGCTGATTCCATTCATTGATATTTTTATTATCAACAATCCCATTATCTGTAGCAGAGATAAATTTTCCATTACCTTCATAAAATCCAACATGACCATCTCCTTGATTAGATTGAGCTGCGTCAAAATAAACTAAGTCCCCTGGTTGAATCCCCTTAAGACTTGGATCATTAACTGAATTTGGGTTATTCTGAAAAGTATTTAGAGCTGATGATTGTCGTTGTTCCTGTGGAGTATTTAATATATCATCAGTAAATTTTTGGCACCATCCAGCATAAGAATCGTTAGCGTCCTGATTTCCTACATATTTTTTAGCATTATCAATATTAGGATTTATAGACTGTTTACTACCACTAAAAATTTCGTCCAACAACTTAGGATCAGTCATGTCATTTGTATTTGATGAAGAAGCCCCAGACATTTCTTGTAATAGTTTTTCGTCTACAAATTCATTAGCCATAGGTTTGTACACCCGTGGTATTTGTCATAGACGGGTTTAAAATAGTCTGTCCTAAAGTATTGACTAAATTTTGCCCTTTGTCTACTTTTTGGAATTGAGCGCCAATCTTAGCAACATTTACAGTAGCCTGAGAAGCCGTTATCTGATTAAGATAAGACGTCTCTTGAGAGGCTAAAATATTTGCTCTATCTAGCTCCGCCTGACTTAAAGTCACACCAGCGTTCATTTTTGAAACTAAGGCTTGAAATTCGCTTTGTGCGGCGTTATTCCAACCCGTTGCTTGTGCCGCCTGTTGCTGTAAAAGGTTCTGTTGCTCTGCCTGAATAGGGAGTAAATTCTGTTGATTTTGAGCTTGTCCTGCGGTTACATACTGAGAGGCTAAGCCTGCAGCCGAGTTGTAGTTGGCATTAGCCGCATTGGCTTGAGGTTGTAGGTAGGCTGTTCTCTGAGCAATCCCGTTCTGAACGTCGGTATTTGAAATATCAAACCCTCTTGCTCCTGCGTAACCTGAAGGTACCGCACCTGTCATTTGGTTATTAAGGTTAGTCGCCTGTTGGGCTAACTGAGGAACGTTAAACATTTCATTACCTTTGTTGTAAAGTGAAGTGACTGTCGGGTTATTTGCTACTGCTTTTGAATACTGGCCTATATAGTCGTTAGTCTGGTTCTGTTGGGTGTTAAAAAGGTTACCAGTATTGTTCTGTTGACTAGTAGCTGTAGCATTAGGGTTGAACGAATTTATCGCTGTCTTACCTGTATCTACTGCACTACTAGCTACCGAGTTACCAAAATCTGTTGAGGGATCTGCCATATTATAAATTAAACTAATAAAAAAGCCACTCTTTCAGGTGGCTATGTGCCTTAGGTTAATTATAACACTTTTATTTCCATTTTCCAACGGCTATCCAAGATACTGTTGTATTTGCTCCGATTGTTACGTTATTGAATATATACCCATTGCACCCTGATACAGTCTTACTAGTTAAATATCCTATCCAAGAAAATGTTGCCGCTGAGGTCTCTTCGGCTTGGGCTACTGTATAAGGAACGGCTAGAAAAGAAATAGGGTAAGTTATTGTAAAGCCTTTACAATAAGGTGAAGTTCCCCAAGGGCCACCGCCTGATGCCCCGTAGGAGGGCGCTCCCCATTGAATTAGAGTTCCATTGGCAAATTTAGTATAAGAGCCATTAGTATTACTACCAGTTGATCCACCCCATACCGGTACTCCATTTAATATTGTCAAAACCTGTCCTGAAGTTCCCACAGGTAAGTTAGCAAACCCTCCATTACTACCATAATACATATCCCCTTTTTGGGTAGGACTGGGGACTAGGTGTCGTTGTTTAATTGCCCCAGGGGCTATGTTTTGCTGACTTATGATAGGAATAGGACTGCCTATTTTATTGTCGGGTTGGGTTGTATCAACGGGTTGTGTGTCTTTGTTGTCGGTTTTGTCCATATTAAAAAGCCGTTTCAGAACTTCCAGTATCATGTTGTCCTGCTATGCTAAGTAAAGTAGGACTAGTAAGCCCTGTAGCGTAAATATCTACACCGATTTGAACTTCACGGCTTCTACCTGTTCCTATTGTCTGCTTAGTGAAAATGTCTCCTACTGTTGTATCTAGGGTTGAAGTTATCCAACCGCTTCGGTCTACATTGTACTTGACGTCAACGCTCTCTCCAGTCTTAAGAGGCATGAAGTCGGCTCTCACTACAAAGTTTTCCTTCTGAGAATAAAGCGAGCCGTCATCTTGAATTAGAAGCTGTATCTCGCCAGATGGGGCAGGAGCGTTGCCAAAGTTTACCATATCAGCTCCGTAGGCTATCCCATCCTGCCAACCTACAATAAGGGACTGCCCTACAGGATAGACACAGCCAATAGTTACGGTGTTACTTCTACTGCCTGTAGAAACTACGTAATCATAAGACAAAGTTGATGGGTAGTATTGGTTCAAGGTTCCAAATGAGTAAACTCCACGTTGCATTGTCGTTGAATTAGAATTGGCAAACAGCCCAAAGTGTAGGAGCCCACGCCACATATTGATAGCTCCTGGGTTGACTTCCGTATAGTCGCCTGGGGCAATTAAAGGCATCCTTTTAAGCTTAGCTGACTGGGTGTTTCCGGTATTGTAGAAATATCCTCCCTGATAGTCAAGTAACTGTCCCCTCCACCCAGCAAAGAAGAAAAGGTCAGTATCCACCCCAAACATGGCGTTTATAGGCCCATCTGGTACGTCAATAAAGAAGTTGTAAGTCTGACCTATTCCGTCCCAGAAGTAGATACGCCCCATTGAAAAGTCATAGATGTTGCCTCCCCGCCACATACCTATAGCTAGAAACTCTCTCCAAAACCCGAAGCACCTGACGTGCCACGCAGGAGGAAAGGCGATAAAATTAGGACTGTAATTAGCTCCATCCCACACTGCTAAGTACCGTTCATTTCCATATATCATCGCTCCAGTTAACACTCCCCCCAAAGGCTGATACTGAAACTGGACTGCTGGATGAAACTGGGTGTCAGTGACTAACCACCCGAAGAAGGTCTTATACTCGGCAGTTGAAAAGTCGGCAGTTGTACCTGTTACAACCTTCGAAGTGCCCGTTGAGACTGTAAGGTGTATGTGGTAACTTTTGCCTGTGATTATTCTCCAAGGGGTAAAGAAGAACTCCACAAACCCAGCTGTGGGAATGTTGGCAGTTAAGACAGTTGAGGTCGCAATCACTTTATTCTGGTTGTCGTGAACTGTAACGGTAAAGTTGCCTGTACCTTTGGTATCTACGTAGAAACCAACCGAGGCCTGAGGGTCGTTAACTGGGGTGAAGGACAGTTTATCAGCTGCTGCTTCAGATATTGAAGTTAAAAGTGTATAAGTCTGTCCAGTATTGGTGCTTTGAGCGTCAATATCTAAGCGTGTCGTATAGGCTGGAAAAGGCACGTCAACTGAGAAAGTAGGCGTGTTGACTCCAGTAAGCGTGTTGGCATTTGAGGTTGCGTCAGTCAAGGCGTTGTCTAAGTGATAGTAAGCCTGTAGGCCAGAGGACGCCACGTTTATGTACTGATTAAGGTTAGTTGTTATTTGCGTTGCCGTTTGAACATTGTTCCATATTCGTATGTCGTCAATTAGTCCGTTAAAGAAATTGGCGGCAACTGACGTCTTGTTGGCTCCTACGTAAAGAAGCGAGGCATTGTCGTGAATGGCAGTCTTAGTCCCTGTTGAGGTACCTAATGCCACTGCGTTGAGGTAAAAGGTCGCAAGGGACGAGGCGGCTAACCACGTAACACTTAACCTATTCCACGTTGCCGTAGTCAAGTTGTTAAGGTTTTGTGTCAGGTATTCAAAGTTAGTACCGTCATTTGAAATACCTAAACGTGCTTGAATTGTCGTTGTTGTGACTAAAGTATTATCAAGAATAGGATTTAGAGTGGGATTGGTAGTACCTGTATAGGAAGTGAGATAATTAATAGCTATTCGTCCTACTGAACCAGCTCCTCCTGATTTATCTCCTGTTCCTTGAGCCGATCCTCCATTTGATAAAATTAAACTTGTTCCTAAAGTCGCAACCTGAGTCTTAATAAGAATTGATCCTCCAGCTCCAGAACCCCCATAATATGAATAACTATCAGATCCTCCATTGTTTCCATTTGATACAATACTTCCTGTTATTGTTACAGTAACTCCAGAAATAAAAATAATTCCTCCACCAGTTCCACCAATAGCACCTGTTTGTGGGAAATTAACGCTATTTCCTGCACCTCCACCACCACCACCAAATGTCATTGTTGTTAGATCATTTGATCCACTTGCCAGACCTCCTCTAATAATATAATTCCCAAGATGAATATCTAAGGCAGCATTTGCATTTCCTCCCCCTGCTCCACCGGTTGATACTATATTGTTGTCTCCTCCTCCTCCTCCATTTCCGTTTGAATGAGGCCACTGATAAGATGCACCTACAGTTCCTTCTCCACAATATCCATTTCCGTAAAGACCTATATTTTCTATTCCACCTCTAAAACCCTTACCTGTAGCATCAATTAAACCTGTCACAGTTACTGTACCTGAAGCCAAGAAAGCCAATATGCCTCCCACTGTCCCATTCCAAGCCTTAGCGGTATAAGTTTTAGCACTATTTATTGTTACGTTTGTATATTGTTTTAACACTCTAACCTGTGCGCCGGTTGTATAAGATCCAATAAGCGGAGTATCCAGTGTTATTGTCCCCGCCGTATATCCTTGGATCTTATTTCGCTCATATTGTCCAGCGTTTGATCCTTGTGTCTGGTGAATTAGAATAACCTGTCCGGCGGCAAATGATACGTTAGTTGCGGTCAAGCTTTGAGTACCAGCTGTTCCACTACAGGCGCTATCTATAGGCGCTTCTGTCGTATTAGTTGATATTACCAAAGCCCCATCTGAACCGTCACCAAAGTACCCCGACACTCCGTAAAGGTCAAGTTTGTAAGACCTTGTTGCTCCTGACTCGTCCCACTTTCCAATTAAAGTCATTGAATTTCCGACTGTCGGAAGAGTTGTAGCTTTGAAATAAGTTTCCAGTGTTAAGTTTCCGGTAACAGAAAGAGAGGCTGAATCAGCAGCGGTTGCGTACATTGAGGAGGCGGCAAGTACCGATAGTGAATTGGTGTTTTGTGCCACTCCTCCTAAAGACTTCAAGTAGTCATCAGTAAAAGCTGGTGAGTTTTGCATAGGCCCATAGCGTCCAAAGGACTTATCGGTTGTGTAATAGAGGTAGTCGTCACCCGTAAAATAGGCCATTCCATTGCCGTGTGAAACTGGGGCCGTGTGTAGGTTGCTCCAAGAGGCAGCCGAAGTCCGTTGATAGATATTACCTACATTTCCATAAAAGTAAGAGTTAAGGGTGACGGGTACAAGTTCACCCCACTTAATTAAGTCGGTGACGTTTGATCCTGACTCTTTGACTGAGGCAGGAAGTAGGGTAATGGCTGACGGGTCGTCACGGTAATTAACAGCTCGGCAAAAATAGACGGTACTTTCAATTTGTCCATTAGCACTTTCTTTAGTATAATCCGCAATTCCTTGGAAGCGTTTTTGTTGGAAAGGAGTATTTGCCATAAGTTAATTATAGCATTTTAACTTAATGTAGTTGCAAAAACTTTATATTGTAACGGATTCAATTTTGGTCTTCTCTTAATTAAATGCCTATCATCACGATCAGCATAGCGGTCTATCGCCCCAATCAACCCTCCTAAGTTCTGGCTTTTACCTAATGCTCTCTGGTCGTTTTTGGCGTTCCCCGTCCAGAACAAGTTGTCATACATTATCTGGTTGGCGGGGTCTTTTCTCATTCCACCATAAAAGTCTGAGGCCGTTCCCCACGCTAAAATAGAATGTAGTTCCTCCGGTAACTCAGGTGTCTCTCCTATCACGTAGGTCGCTGGTGTTGCCGTGGCGTTATTCCATAAGACAGGTTGGCCGTTACTTGTACCAAGAGTTAAGTTTGAAGCGTCTGTATACCCTGTTATCCTGTACCAATATCCTTGTCCTGGTACTGTTGTGTCGGTCACCGTCAACCACCTGCCAACCATCGCTGGAGTAAATACTGCCGAACTGTTAGTCACGATAGCCGAGCCATTGGTTAAAGTTATAGTTCCAGTTGAGAAGTCAGCTACTGATAAATTTCTATCTCTAAAGTGATAGTAAATCTTCCCTGTGTAAACATCCTGAGGAATGGGCCATATCTGAAAAGAGTCCTGTTCAACAAAGAAAAACTGGGGAATAGCTGAGGCTTGAATTTGGATAGCATTTAACTGCTCAATGTTCCACCTTGAAAGAATGGGACGTAGAGGATAGTTAACCGCTCCTATCGTGATATATCCTCCCTCAATAGTAACCAATCCAGGCGGAAAAGCGTATATCTGGGTGTTGTTGGCAGTTGAGATAGAGTAAGGCTTGACTGTTTTGTAGTCACGAAGTACGGCTAAAGCCAACTGATATCTGTTGCCTAAATTCATATTAAAATCGGCTATGATATTAGTGTCTATACTACCAACTAAATTTATATTTCTAAGGTGTTGAGCCTTAAGATTATCATAAGTTATGCGCATATTATTTTTGTGTAACTAAATTTAACTCTTGTAATGCTCCAATAACGTCATCTACCGTTGCTTTAACGCCTGTTGCCAAGACTGGCTGAACAACGTCAACTGGAACGACTGGTAGTTCCTTAACGTCTTTAGACTTAACAAAATCTACGTTGCTTTTATCACTCGTATCAGATTTAATGAAGTCTATGTTGACAGTTAACATGAGTTAATTATAGCATAATTATCAATATCCCACCCCAAGTAAAGTCCTTAACGGTTTAACTCCACTAGTAGCTAAAATTACAGTAAAAGTATGATTACCAGTTGTTAACCATGTAAAAACTGTATTTAAACCACTTATACCTGTTGTATAATCTACATTTAATACTCCGTCTGAAGTACAAACTCCAAAGTTAAGTGTTACATAACTTATGATTACTACACCTGAACCACCTACTCCTCCAGGTACATTATTTGGAGTAGTTCGTGAAGCTCCACCTCCACCGCCTCCTCCTAAATTTGCAGTACCAGCTCCACCACCTGATACATCAGTATAAACAGCTCCAGTTCCTCCCCCACCAGCTCCACCAGCTAATCTTGCAGCATCATTACCTCCCGAACCTCCACCAGCATAAACTACTGCAGAACCAGTAATAGAATTAGAAACCCCACCACCACCTAAATCACCACCATTTGTATTTCCTACTTGCGAAGCACCACCACCACCTCCTCCTCCGTTGGCATAAACTCCACCATTTGCTCCGGCATAACCTTGTCCACTTGTTCCTGCCGCTCCAGTATAACCTCCAACACCTGCTCCTCCACCACCTGAACCACCTACACTTCCATTACTTGCAAACCCACCTGCCCCACCACCAACAGCAGTTAAAGTAGAAAATACAGAATTAACTCCATTAGTATTTCTTGCACCACCTCCTCCGATTGTAACCGTATATGCTTGAGCCGTAACAGTAAATGAAGCATTATAAATTAACCCTCCAGCACCACCACCACCACCATTATTCGCAAAATTAACACCATCACCACCACCACCACCACCCGCCACAACTAGTACAGCGATATTACTCATATTAAGCTGATATGAAATAACTTACATTAAAATCTACAGTCCCAGCAGCTGAGATGTAGCAAGTTAAGTCAGCATTAGTACTCCCTGCATTAACCGCCAACGGAAAGTGTTTTTCAATACCACCTTGTGGCCCAAAATTGCCTTTAGCAATGATATTACTCCCATTAAGTACCGTACCAAATCCAACTGCTGCAGTTAAAGTTCCTGAGTTATTAACAATCGAAACGTCATTAACCCAAAGTGAAGTGCCTGAACCAACCGAAGCAGAACCAACTAAAGTTCCGTACCCAGCTGCAGTTCCACCAAACGTAGTTCCAAAAGACAAGATATTTCTTGAAGCTCTACCATCTAATTTTACTGTACCATTTGTGACTACTACCGAACCGCTAGTAAGTACTCCTATTGTTCCTCCTACAAGGTTAGTAACCGAGGCTATCGTACCAGATATGGGTACCGTCCCAGATACTCCAACTGTACCTGAGATAGGAACTAAATCATTAGTTGCAACAGTTACCCGAAGTGTATTTGCATCTCTTACTCCAGTTGCTGTAGTTAGGGCAGTAAGACCTGAACTTGCTATGTTTATGTTCGGAGTTCCTGATATAGCAATAGTCCCACCATCAACATTAGTAACATGAGCTATAGTTCCACCTAAAATATTTTGAATTGTACCTGCATTCTGGACTTGGTTTATAGTCCCACCTGTGATATTACCCATTGTCGTTGTCACTGTACCAGATATAGGAACTGTGCCTGATATAGCCACTGTTCCATTTTTAAGAAGGTCTAAAGTTCCACCCGTTGAATTGCCTGGCGTACTAGTTACTGTCCCAGAGATAGGTACAGTCCCAGATACCGCAACCGTTCCATTGCCTCCCGTTACCGGAAGTGGGTTTGCTGAGGACACGTGTTGCCAAGTACCACCATTATCAAAATTGAGAGTAGGTGCGATAGGGTGAGTAGGGGGAGTTCCGCCATCTGTGTACTGTTGTCCTCCGCCAAAAGTAGTTATCTGGTTTCCTGAGGCGTCAACTATAGCTACAGCCTGTGCCTCAATTCCAGATAAAGCAATTCCCGTTGCTGGTATTGCCGTACTTGAGACTGAATCGTCAAGTAAGACTGTAGGTACGTAATTCGGATCTCTTGGTGCTGGATTTACCATAAAAAAAACCTACCTCTGCGGTAGGATATGTTCCTTAATAGTTATATTATATCATTTAAGCATAGGGAAGTTTTAGGGAAAGTAAAACTCCTGTTGCTATTGATGTATAAGTACAGTAGATAGAGTATAGCTCATTAGATACAGTTGGGCTCCAAGGGTTAGGATAATTACCATTTAAAGAATAATAATTATAATTATTTCCATAAAAACTTGTACCTTGAGGTGGTGGACTAAAATCATAATAAAGCGTAACATCGCTCGTACTACTTATAAATTGCGCCCAAACTACAAGAGCATATTCAATTGAAGAAATTTTTACTTCTGTTGTAAAGTTGAGGGTTTGCCACCCAACTCCACTAACTCCTGTACCTTCCTCTGTTTGTCCAACTAAAGAATTATCACTGGTCTTATAGATTGCGAATTTGAATTTTCTGTCTGTAGCAAAAACACTAAGATAGGCAGTAATACTATTGGCTATCCCAGACGCACCAATAAATTTAGTTCCCAAAATATCACCACACCAATTTGAACCTTGAGTTCCTATCGTCTGATAACCAAAAGTTGCCATATTAAATTATATCATTCCTGCTGTTCTATATGTAGCCTTGCCTCTCTAATCCTTATCCTCTCCTCCCTAATATCAAGTAGTTTTTTACGTTCAATATCAACCGCCTCACGCTTGGCGATCAAGCTTTCCTTCTCCTCTAACTCTTTCTCCTTTTCTTTGTATTGTTCAAGTTTTTTTAACTTATCCTCAACTATCCGCTCTTGTGTCAAAGCTTCCTGTTTACGGTGTTCCCAGTCCTCTTTGGCTATCTCAATGTCTTTTAAGTATTGTTTGTCCTCTTCCATTGCTAACTCACGAGCCAGTATCTTGCTATTGGCCTCTTTTACAAACTCCTTTTCGGACTTAAGAGCTTCCTTTTCTGTGTCTAGTTTCTTTTCTCTATTCTCAAGTTCCTTTTCAAATATGCGGTTATTTCTCTCCTGCTCATCAAGTACCCGTTTTTGTACCTCTAAGTTACCCATATCTTTCATAAATACAGAAAATAGAGCTTGTAAATCTTCTACTTTTACTCTAATTTGTTCTAAGTTTGTCATAGGTTAGTTACGATAATTTTATCCATTGCCGCCTTGTACTTGTATTCATAAGCCAGTCCACCCTCAGTTTCGGTAGCTATCTCTTGAGCTAAGTGTTTAGCTACGTGATCGGCTATGTACTTGGGGAATGAGACTATCTGACGTGAGGGAATGACGTATTCATGTTGGACGTTTTGTTCACCTGCCATTAGGCACTTAAAATCGGCTTTGGTAGGGTTGTAGAGATATGTAGGTGTGATATCAGGCGACTGTGGTAGGCGTGACATTTGTAGCCTCCTTTGGCGTAGATAATAACTCAACCTTTTGCTCTAACTCTTCAACCTTTTTACAAAGAAGAAGTATCAATTTTATCTGTTGAGGCCCTGTTGGTTTTCCTTCCTTGTTTAACTGTTCAAATACATAATCCCACTGTCCTCCGGCAATGTAAATATCAAGTATTACTGATGCTCTCTTTCTAATAGACTCACTCATTTGTTACCTCCTGTGCTAATTTGCCTTTGTTAATAGGATATTTTTGCTCGGTAGGTTTGACTGGCGTTTCGCTTATCTTCTTTTCTGTTTCGTCAAATATCTTGTCAGTTAGTGACCTCAAGTCCATTTTGTGAGTTGACTCTGCTGGTAGCTCAGCCGGTAACTCCATACCGTACTCTTCAACCAAGCCTAATACTACCGTACTGTAAATTTGCTTCAAGAGTTCAGGATCGTCAAGTTTCGGTACTTTGTTCCATACCTCTTGGTTTTCTTCGTACTTGTCCAAAAACGACTTACCAAATTGTTTTTCTCGGAGTTTAAGGAGTTCAGCCCCTGTTGCCTGTTGTTGAAGTCCGATCATGTACTCGGCTATCTTTTTGAAGTAATGACGGGCTAGGTAGCGTGGCTCATCCTTTGAGGCCTTGGCTGGTACGAAGTGGTTATACCCGTCATACTTATAGACAAAGTTATGGTCTAGGGGGTTGTAAAGACGCATGGTATCAAGTCTTTTCCTTTGCATTTCACGTCTTGTCATTTCCATCGCCTGTTCTCTCTTTACTGCCTCTTCGGTTAGTGCAACCATTAGTTTATTTTTTTAGTTATAACTACACCTTCTTTAGGTTTCTCAGGAGGAAGAGGAGCGTCAGGTGGTCGGGGTGCCATTGCCACGTTTGGCTCAATCTTATCGCAAATCTCAAGTACCCATCTTGCGTCACCTAACCCGTACTTGACATTGGTCAAGACGTTGTAAATTACCGTCCATTGACGCTTACTTAAAGTAACACTTATCAACTGATCCAAATTAGGTTTATTGTTTGTTTTGTCCATAATTATTTAATTGCTAATATCTAATGATAACATATCTCCTATTTATTATAAATTTCACTTTCTAACAAGGCTAGGTACGGTTTCCAATGCTTATCAAATACTTTTGTTGTGTCGTAGTTCTCAACAACAAACTCCCTCGCTCTCTCTCCCATCTTTACCCTGTCTGCCTCAAATAAAGCTTCCATTTTCTCATAAATACTTTTCGGGTCGGGAGTCATCCAGTAGGAGCCTATCTTTGTGTACACTTTGCCTAAGATGTCACACACTTCGCCTGTTACGTGAGGGATAACAAGTTCTGGCATACTTGAATAATTATTTACAATTGCAGGTACTCCCGCAGCAGCAGCCTCAATTATCGGCACTCCAAACCCCTCGCTTTTGGAAGGACTTAAAAGAACGTCAAAGGTATTGTAAATTTTGTTCATAAAAGCTCTATCGGTCTTATAGGCTGTCGTGAAGTCGTCAAAGAACCATATTTTACCGGCTATCCCCAAGAACTTTGAATACTCAAGTATGTTAAACCCTGCAGCCTTGGCAATACTTGTATGAAAGTACATTCCACTCTTCGGGTGCTTTTTGTTAAACATCACAAAAGCATCCATGCACTCCTGAAAAGCCTTACGTGGGGGATCGTCGTTGTTGGCAGCTATCATCCCAAATAAGAATACATCCTCTGGAAAACCCAACTCCTTACGAAGTCCTTTTCTTTCAATGGGCTTGAAAATTGTCGTATCTACCGACAAAGGAATATAGGTTGCGTTAAACCCCGCCTTGTTTAGTGCCTTAAGCCCAAACTTTGAATGAGTGAGTATTCGGTAGGCATAGTAAAGTTTTGAGAGTACCTTCTCAGGTATGGGATCCATATCAATAGGCACCCAAGGAATGAAATGTTTAAGAGTCGCCAAATGGTTTTCATCAAGTATCCAAATATCATGAAGCGTCATGGTTACGTCAGCTTTGAAGGTTTGGGTGTGATAGTTCAGGACGTCTGAGGCAAATAGGTGGTTTAACTTAGAGTAGTAAGGTATGCCCTCTATCTCAATCTTACCCCCGTCAAGTCCCCAGTAGCAGATACAGGCGACAGGATACCCTTCCTTCTTGATAAGAGGTAGGAGTAGTCCCATTTGCGTACCGTATCCGCTTGTAGTATGGGGAGCGTTACTGTTCCAAATTATTTTTAATTTCTTTTTTTCCATCAATAAGGTTATCTAAATATTTATTAACTTCATCGTTATAGAAAATTTTATAGTTAAATTTATCAACCGCACTATCTCCTCCGGCAAAGTGAATTATCTTGATTACCATATCGTGTAAAGGGTAGCCATCATCAGCCTTAGGTAAAATAAGTTCGTTCCCGACTACTTTCATTCTCAACCCTTCACCTTTTGAGGATAACCCGTAGAAGGCCCCATAGTTCTCTTTTGCGTCCCATTCGTCAAGACGTACTACCTTGTAGTTGCCAAAATGGGCGACTATGTTAAATATATCCTGCTCGTGATACTGGTAGTTATTTATGTGATATGAGTTGCAAAGACTCCACCAATGCTCGGCAAACTCTTCGCTTCTAACCGCAAAAGTCCCAAGATTGAAATAGTCCTTTGGCTCTATATCCCAAACCTTGACCACACCATATCTCTTAGGATCTATCCTGTTTAAGTTATAAGGGCCAGCTGCGTCATAATCTTTCATTTTTATTAAACGATCCAAGCTTCCCGTTATTATCTGGTCTGCGTCAAGGTGTAGCACTGTGTCGTATTCCTTGATAAGGTTTCTTGTAATCAAAGGAGATAATCTTTTATTATTGAGGGGGTTTTCATCACGAAGTGTCTTTATAACATCTGAACCATAAGTAATTAAAGGCAGTTCTTCTTCACTATGAAACTTGCGGAGAGAATTTACCATTTTACGCAGATATTCAATATTTTTTGGATCTGATGCAAAAGTAAAGGCAACAATAGGTTTCTTCATTATGTAAGTATAACAAAAAGGCTAATTATGTTCCCTGTCTTGAGAGGTCGGCGGCTACTGTGACATCACAGGTAGTTGAGGCAATAACACGAAGTCCATTTTGAAGTCCATAATATTCATATCTTGATCCGACCGTCGGGTTGGTGATTATTGCTACGTTAGCAGCTGTTCCTGAGGTACCGTCTATAACGATGATATTACCAGTTAAGGCAGCGTTTACTTGAATGATCGCTTTTTTTACAATACCTGTGTAGACTTGTGTGGGGGTTGTCCCAACGATATAATTATAAGTCGTAGTATTAAATTAAATTTATAATCACATTGCCGTAGTTCGCCCTGTCTCATTTAGATTCGTTCCATCGCCATAGAAGTTGACTGTCCATACTTTGGCAGTAACTGTACCGACTACCAAAGTTCCTGTTGACTTAAAATTAGTATTGAAAGTAACAGTTCCATTAGCCGTTCCTACTGTAGTTACAACTAAAGCAACTTCAGATCCCACTGGGGCTGAGGCAGCATTAACCTGTAAAGCCGTTATTGTTCCAGCTAGTATTGTGAATACCGAACCCAAAGTAGGGTCAATAGATACCGTACCCGCTGTACCATTTAAAACCGTTGCAACAGATGATCTAAATTGTCCTGTGGTCGCCGTTGCGCCTGATGTAACAACTGGTGAGGTTAAAGCTTGTGAGGTAGGCATAGTAACTGTTCCTGTTAAAGTTACGTTTGCGTCAGTCACTATTCCATTCTCCCTAATACCTGGTACGAAGTTCTTTAAAACGTCTATAGCCATAATATTTTAGTTAATTAGTCCAAGTCTAAATAAACTTGAACTGTTTTTCCTGATGCGTTTGCTCTTAATATTCTTCCTACGCTGTTTGACTTTCCTGATCCGGCTACGTTGACTCCGAATGCTCCGGCTACTGTTCCTGGAGCGCCGACGTCAGATCCAACTACTGCTGTTGATCCATCATTTAGTGCAGCACATAATCCTTTAGTCTGAATCCAACCGTAAGTTGAGGCGGGGAGAGCATAGATTGCCACTCCGGCTACCGCATTGGTTAAAGTCGTTGCGGGAGCTTGTACAACACCATTCCATAAATTTCTTAAAGTAACTCTCGTTGCTGAAGTCCAACCTGTTCTAATTTTGCGATCTAGATAAAAGGTCAATGTTCCTCCACTGGTTCCTGTCGTGTGTCCTTGAACTGTATACTCTTCTCCAAGTCCTGGAGTAACTGACACTGCTAGTGACGCTCCTGAAAACATATTTGCTGTAACTGTCGTTGTTCCAATTACTACTTGAACACCCTGACCTTGAGCATCAAATCCTGCAGCACAAGTGCCTGGTGTCATATCATCAAATTGTGTATCAACTGTTGGGCCTTGAAGGACGTTTCCTACAACTAAAGCAGTCGTTCCAGCTTGAACATATCTAAATGCCTTGCCGTTTATTCCAAATAACAATGCTCCAAGTGGATGAGTTGGGGTTGTTTCTGATGTATATAAATCTACTCCTGAAATTAATCCTACTCCTGTTATGTTTGCCATATTTTTATAATTTAGACACCGGTAATTCCTGTGCCCTTTGCATGGCGTCGGAATGAATGCGGTATTGTTTGTCCGATCACATAAAATCTTGCAATCCTACCAGCCTGATCGGGAATTGTTAATGGCTTCTGGTAGAACCATCCGTTAAATTCTGATGGCATATCTAGTGCTTCTGCTCCTGTGCCTTCATAGGCTTCCATCGTACCAAAGTTTACTTTCTCTAAAACATCTTGATATTCTGATGGAATTTCTGTTCGTCCTTTCCAACCGATATAGAATTCATTTATCATCCAGAACATCTGAGCGGTTGAAAAGTCATCTCTCATGACGTGCATATCTCGGTAAGAAAGTGCATTAAATCCAGCAGCATTTCTAAGTTCAGCTGAATTTCTTTCACCAAATTTGCTTCTAATTCTTACCTTGTCATAACCTACTTCGTTATAAGTCGCTCTGACGTTTGGAGTCAATAATTGTTCGTATAATGACCAAGTTGACTTTGAAACTACTCCAATGTTTGGAGTTTCATGTTCCATACCTGAGGCAATACATGAATCATATTCTGTCGCTATCGTTCCAAGAGTTAATTTTCCTCCAGAGAAAGCTGTTAACACGGAAACTAATGTCGTATAAGTCGCTCTTGAAAGTCCACCGATTGTTGCTACGTTTGATCCATCATCAATTATAGCTGTCAACCCTAAAGGTTGATTAGCAGCACCCGTTCCGTAAATCGCACTACCCAAACTTTGTAGAGCTTGAGCAGCAGCCTTTTCATACTTGAACGTATCAATGTTAATTATTCCAAGTGAACCGACGTTGGCAAATGACTCAAGCATTATAGAAACTACCGGTTGAGTAAATGCAGTGTGTGCATAGCTACCTGTTGCAGTCGTGTTGACGGCTGAGGAATTTAGAGTCTCAAGAGATGTAAAATACTGTCCTTGAGTATCAGCTAACACATCGTAAGTAATATCTTCTGTTTTTCCTTCAAAGGGTTCTCCTTGTGAGACAAGTCTTGAGTAGTATGTCGGAGAATTTAAAATTTGATCCACAACTTTTGTGTAAAGTTGTCTTTGAGTAGTACCGTCTACCCTGTTGGTATTTTGAATACCGTCATAGAAACGAGGAAGCAAAACATGAAAAGTTAGTCCTGAAAGTTTGTTTTTCATATAATTTATAAATTAGACCACTAAAAAACCGGCATCTCTGCCGGTATGTCCGTTAATTAGTTAAAGTATAATGCCGCTAAAACCATTTGTCAATAGATATTTATACTTTCTTTTGACGATTTAAGTTCTCTTGTAAAATTTGTCTATAGCTTTTATTGTGGTCACGTTTATATAGATAACCTTTGTTCTCGCCCTTATCCTCTGTTGACCTCGCACCTGAAATTGGAGCATCAAGACCTGCTGGTTGTTTAGACTTCGTCTTACCTTGTGCCTCAACGTAGGGCTTGTAGTGCATGAAGTAAATCTTTGATATAGAGTCTATAGGAGGCAAACCTTCCTTCGTTCGCTTAACATTTAAGTCTATTCCAAACTTCATCAACTCATCAGTTTCCTTTTGAGTGCTGTCGCCTTCGTCATACTTTTCAGGTGGTTTCTTCAAGAACTTACCCTCATAGAGTTCATTCATCTCATTTTTTACTTTACTGTTAATAGCGTCCACCCTCGCTTGATAGGTCTTTTGTTCGGTGGTTTTCTTGTCCTCTACCTCTTTGGCTCTGGCGTCAGTTTCGGCTTTAACTTTCTCATCACGCTCTCTAAGTACCTGTTTCATTTTAACCTCCGCTAAGCGGTGGGTTTCAGTTACTATCTCTTTGTAGTCTTTAGGAATACGTTTCTCTTTAGTCCAAATGTCAATAAGTTCATCAGCTTCTTTTTGTTTTTGTTCATCACTTACCTTTTTGTCCATTATCTCTTTGGTCTTGGCTTCAAATTCTTTCTTAGCATTATCTTCGCCTACTTTTCTAGCTTCTTCTTTTATCTTTTCTACATCAATAACTGGAGCCTCCGGTTTCTTTTCCTCTTTCTTTTCAACCTTCTTCTCTTCTTTTTTAACAACAGGCTTGGTGTCGGGTATCTTATCCTGCTCTTTAACTATCTCCTCTTTGGCTTTATTAACTCGCTCTTTGGACTCGTAGGCTATCTGTCGTAGTGTTTTACTTGTATCACGTTTGGCAATGAATTTGTCATCGGTGTTAGTCTTTTCAACTATCTTGTCTATTTTTTCTAATGGTTTTTCGTCTGGCATATATATATTCTATCACAATACCTATTTTACATTATCGGCTGAGGTGGGTTTATTGGCGGGGCAGTCGGAACTTGGGCGGTATTAGTTACAGTTGGAGCTTGAGGTGCTGCTGGCCCTGCCTGTCCTCCTGCCATTGGTGGTTGTGCTCCTGGCATAGTTGGTGGTACTCCTGGCTGTTGTGGAGTGCCTGGAGGCGGTACTTGCTCTTGTTCCATTAAGGCCTTAGCTAATGCCTCACTTGTGTTTATTCCTTTGATTATCTTTTGTAGGTAAGCTTGCGGGGACATCTTGGCTAGTATCAACTTCTCTGTGCGTCCCTCTGGATCAGATAATCCCATATCAACAAAGAACGTATAAGGGTCGGTCATTTGCATTTTCGCCATTTCAAGTGCGTTGTTCTGCGCTCTTAACTTATCAGTGCCTGAGGCTTTTATCTTGACTATCATCCCGTCGCCTACCATGTTGCGGTTGAGCTTGATGTAGACTGCCTCACCGGCCACTCCCAGAATATCCCTGAAATGGTCTTCTGTGTAGCGGAGCTTGATGAACTGCATAGCCCAGTCAGCCATCCATTGGGCAGCGTCGTTTATCGTATCCTCAGCCATATCATCAGCTGAGGTGAAGTCGCCCTCTCTAGCTATTTGGTTGGTTGTCGCCACACTTGTTTGTATTTGTCCACGTATAGCGTTACTGTGAGAGATAGCGTACATTCTATTTCTAAGGTTAGTCATCTCGTCAAACTCCTGCTTAGCAGGACGTTCTGGTGCCATAAAAGCGTGAGTCCTATTTACGTCCCCATCTACCACTAAGTCCTCATCTGGGTCGTTTAAGTCAAGCTCCTCAACGTCAGCTGGTGTAAGTCCTGACTCCTTGCTAAATACGTGGTGTCCTCTCTTATCAAGCGTCTCCTCTAGTTGTTTGCCTCGCTTATCTATCGCTTTTTGGTTGCCTAAGTTCTGCTCTATCCATGAGGTCTCATCATACGGTTGTTTGCCCCACTGGTCGTAGCCCATGAAGTAATAAGGTTTACGTGGATGTCTAAAGTAGTTGTGATAGACCTGCTCCTCGGAGACTCCTTGAGGCAGTTGGCCGGTCATAAGTACATAGTTTAACTCTTGTTCGTTTAATGCCCTTTTGTCCTTGATCTGAGGATCATAACTAAAGTATCTCTTCTCACCCTCATAGTCAAAGTTTGGGTTCTTCATCTTACCCAAGATACAGTCCTTGTACTTCCAAAGTAAGCCCGATATCTTCTCAACCTCAGTGTCGCTTTTACTTTGGTACTCGTCAAACCACACCTCTCGCACATTGATAGTGGTTGCAAGTAGTGAGTTAGGCAGGTCGTCAGGGTCTACCGCAAGTCCGTCCTTTTGTAACTCTCTAATAAACTCTTCTTTCTTCTTGGGGAACTTCAACATAACTTGCTCAACAGTCCATGGACAAATTTGAGACACGTAACTCATGGAGTCAGCGTCTTTAGTCGTTGAGGTGTAGTCGCACTCAATAAGGTCGGGGTGGATGTTCTCAAATATGTAGTCATCAATCTCTGGATCCCATCTAACCTTGATAACTGCCGTGAAGTAGACAGGTAAGTGTTTAATCGCTAGTCCTAGCACCCGTCTATTTTGTCTATCTTTAATTTGCGTGTCTACCGCTTTACTTATCTCTTGAGAGGTGAGCATTGCCTCGTCACTATCGTTACCTGGCAGAACTATAAGATCAGGTAAACGTGTCATAAGGAGAGGTTTAAGCGAACCACCTATCTCATATAGAACGTTATCCATATACTTTGACTCATAGTCCTTGAGTAGTCGCTCCTTCTCCTTCTGCATTACCTGTCGTCCAAAGTAGTATATTTCATTCTTCTTGCGCCTTGCGAATAGGTCGTACTTGTTCTCATAAAATAGCTCGTAGTCGTCACTATGCTGGTCTACAATGCGCACCAACTCATCATCCTCAATCTTAAGTTCAAGCGGATCAACAGGAAATGTAGCGACGCCTTCCTTAGAGGATATTCGTTCGGGGTTACGTTCAGTGAAGGCCCCGACCATTAAATTTTCTACCATAATAAAAATAGCACACGCTTTAAATAGCTATGTGCTTTCTATAATTATAACATTTATATGACGTCTTTAAGAACATATTTTTGGTTGCATTCTTTCCCAGAGCAATCAAACTTATAAGGCAATACCTCACTCTTCCATTCTGGTAACGACTTAACAAATTTAGAGTTATATTCTAATAGCTGCATTCGGCAAAGGACACAACGAAAAGTAGTAAAATGGCTATCTATATTATTAGCTAATCTTAATTCTATCCTATCTTTTTTAACTGTCGTGGTTTGGAAGCTGTAGTACTCCTTACAACGAAAACATTGACTGACTACAGGTACGTCATCGCTTGGAAGTAGTCCTGGCTCAATCCTCACAATCTCACCCTTGAATTGAGCTACCGCAGTTCCACACTTATAACACCGGAACAAGTAAATATCCATTTGGTTTACTCTTCTAACTGACACAGTGTGTACTAAAAGCTCGGCAGGTTTAAGTCTTATGGTTACTTGCATATCTAAATGATATCAAATAGGCTAACGTGTGAATTTGTTTAAGTTTAAAAGTATTTCAGCCCCCTCGTCATTCTTGTTTACAAAGAAGCCCGTTTCAGGCCTCTTATCTATTTGGTTCTCCTTGACGGCCCCAAACTTGGCGTCTATCCATTTGAGGTGTTTGAATTGGTAGCGCATTGCGTCGGAATTATGATCCTCTCCCTCACTATCAACGTCTTCAACATGTAGCTCATCATGTATTAACTCAGGCAAAGTACGTATCAAGTTCCTACAATTTGACGTTACTTGCCAGTAAGGTAGGCCATCAGGTGCTAGAGATAACCATTGCCTCATTACCTGCCATCCTTGCTCCCTATCGTTGTTGGCGGGTTTCATGAAACGCCACCTCTCGTCGGCGTCTACAAATTGATCCCTTATGCTTTTACTCATGTCGTTTAGTTTGTTAAATATTGAAGGATCAGCTCGTACCCATAGGATATCATTCATGGTAAAGTTGTAGACTCTTAGCTTAGTCCTTATATCCTCGCTCCACTCTTCAGGACGCTTTTGTGTGCCGTACATCTCAAAGAAAGTCTTAACCCTAAAGAACGAGTCCTCGCCTTGAAAGACCTTATCAACAGTAGACAAATGGAAAGCAAATGGCTTAGCGCTACCCCAGTCCATACCACCTACTATCACAGTCTTGACGGGGTTGGGGATGAAGGGGTTTATTACATGGTACTCGCTCTTCCACTCCTCAAAGAATTGACCAGCAAAGATATCCCATGATCCCTCAAGGTAGGCCTTGCGTTGTTGAGGTGGCAGGGACTCAAGTTGTTTAACGTAGTTTGGAGAGATGAATTTATTGTCATAGACGTTGGCTTGTAGAAAGAAAAATCTATCTTGTTCAGGATCGTTGGTAGTTTTGTTTATAAAGAACTTCTTAACGTATCCGTGTCCTATTCCTCCAGGGTTACTTGCTCCCATGAATTTAACTTCCTCTACACCAGGATATCGTAGACGGTTTCTTAAGTCTTGAAATGTTTGCTCGTCATCTCTCGTCAGTTCATCAACAAACTCCCCCGCAAACTCAGTACTCATATACTTTGATGGATCGTCTAAATTACGAAGTAGAATACGCCCACCGCCGTATTGAGGCCTCATGTGAAAAGCTAGTCCATCAATCTTACTATCCTTAAGTTCGCCCAACCAACGTGGAAATTCTCTCTCTATCCTATTTATTTGTCTATCTTTAAGTGTTGGATAATCCTCACTAAAAAGTCCAACAGGTACATTTTTTATTCCAGTCTTTCCATAGATGTATATTAAATAAGAGAGTGCCGCCCACCTAAGTAAGTAAGACTTTCCACCGGCCATTGCCCCACCATAAAGAAAGTATTTACAACGTAAATCAAACAGCATCTCTAATGCTTTCAATTGTTTCGATTGGGGATGAAATAGATCCGTTAGGTTTATTGTTTCCATTTATGTTAAATATTATAACTTTGGCGTCAACCAGTGTTTGTCCGTTATCTTTATTCTCCAACCGCTTTTTAAGTTTAAATGCCGTTTCTAAATACTTATGTCTTGACATGAAATCAGGGACATCAATAAAATCAGTTGTTCCACCATTGGCACTTGTTCCTTTGACAGCTGATATTACTCTTGTTGCATCTAATCCTTCATTTAACTTATTAATTAATTTTATATCTGTGAGTCCTTTCTCTTCCATCAATTCAGCTATAATAAGTTTTGATAAGTTTTCAGCCCCAATTGCTCTTGCACTATCCCTATCTTTACAATCATATACTTGCATGGCTGCCTCCGTTGCGTTTCCAAGCTCTATATACTTATCTATCCATTTTCTTTGCTTTACAGTTAGAGAAGTGGTTTTGGGGCTATCAACAGCCTTAATTATGCTATCCCCTATTGGAGAATTAGCTTGGGGGATTGTGGTGGGGGATTGGTTTTCCATATTTATTTCTTATTTATCAACCGTATCATAATATTAGCTAACTGGCTAACGCTATTTTCCCTTGCCACACTTAGTAATTCGTTCATTCCTTCTTTAGTCATGTTATCAGTGTAAAAATCCAATAAGCTCATTACTATGTGTATCATTTCGTGAACTATTATTAAGTCCCATTTCTTTTCAAATTCCAACGTAATTTCTTGAATTATTATTGTTGACTCGTAATATCGGGGATCAGCTTTTGTTTGGGCGTTATGTTCAAAATCTTTACCTTTAAAAAAAACACTTATATTCCAATTACCCAACCCAAACAACTCTTGAAAATATTTTACTCTCTCTTTAAATTTATCTTCCATTATAGTATTCCGCTAACTTCGTTATCTTGTAACAGTTTTTTTTGTTTTAAAAGTTCTGGTATTTGGTCTAAGCTTTTTTTAACTTCCTCATCTCCGGCCTTTTGTTCAGGTGTTCGTTTTCGTCTTTCAAGTTCACGAGCTGATGGACGATGTGCTACTCCTACTCCGTCAATATCTAAGGGTGTTGCGTTCTTAAAGCTCTCAGTTACAGTCTTGATAACTTCAGGGATATCTTTCTTATCCTGCAAGTTGACTGTTAGGTTGATGGTTCCAATCTTGATCTCCATAAGGTTCGTGGCGCCAATTTGTAACTTCGTTTTCTTTTTCTTCACACTTCATGTCATCATCCCGTGCATAGTAATTATAACACTTTGGCAATAGTGCATAAGTTGGGGACAAAGGTTGAGTGCTAACCAAATCAACTACTAAAGTACAGATGTTTAAGTAAACGTGCAACACAAACAAAGGATGGCCAGTAAGTTTATGACGGATGATATCGTTCTTGTGCCACTTAACCTCTAAGTTTTCTTTTTTTCTCTCGTCCATATTATTCTTTATAATATCCTTCATTCCAAACGTGCTTGGCGTTTTTAATTTCCTTATCGCTAAACCCTTGCTCCTTGGCTTTCTTAGCTCCGTACCTCTCTACAAATCCCTTGTCCAAAACTCCTTTGCGGTGGGCTGGTAAAATGTCTTTTAGATATTGTTTCCTTTGCTCTTTAATACTTGCCCCCACCATCTCAGGTTGTTGTCCCGCTTTACTTAAAGTCTTGCCTCGCTTTTGGCAACTAACACAAGGCAACCAACCGTAAATATAATTGTAAGTTGCGGGGTGTTTTCGGCAAACATAACAGCGTGTCATTTCTTTTCAATAACTTCAGGAACTATAATAACTCCAGTACTTACCAATTGTATGGAAACACTAACAGCGTTTTTAATAGCCTCTATCAGTACCTCAGTTGGATCAACAATACCGGACTTTATCATGTCCTTGAATTTACCGTCAGTAACGTCAAAACCAGTATTTTCCTGATAAGCTCGTTTACTATACTCACGCCTTGCTATAAGTTCTCCTCCATCATATCCAGCGTTCTCAACTAGTTTTTTGAAAGGCTTGGCTAAGGCATTAAAAAGTATCCTATCAGTAACACTTTTACCTAAAGAATTTCTTATCTCCAAAAACATTACCTCCCCACCCGCTACAATTCCCTTACTCATAGCGCTCCTCAGGGCTGACACAGCGTCTATCACTCTCTCTCTCCGCTCTTTCATCTCAACCTCAGTTGCCCCTCCTACACTAATAACACTAATACCACTTGATAGTTTGCCTAAACGTGCCTTTAATCTTTCCTTGTCAAAGTCGCTTCCCTCCTCCTCAAGCTCTCGTCTTATTTGCTCTATCCGTGTTTTAAGTTTAGTTTTATCACCATACCCGCCTGATATGATAGTTTCATCTTTAGTTGAAGTAACATAGGCGGCCTCGCCAAGATCGTCAGTTGTTACGTCCTCAAAGCGATGTCCAGCGTCCTCAGTGATAAACTTAGCTCCAGTCAATATTGCTATGTCTTGTAGGATATTCTTTTGATCCAACCCAAACGAAGGCGCTTTGATACATAGACTAATAAGTTGTCCTTTGAGTTTGTTTTGAATTAAAAGAGGCAGGGCCTCGCCTGAGATGTCGGGCGAGATAATGACAATTGGACGTCTAATATCGTCTTTAGTCAATGCGTTAAGTAAGTTAGTTAGGGGGACAAGCGAGGTAATTGACTTATCGGTTATTAGAATTTGGGGGGACTCAAACACCGCCTCCATCCGTTCAGGGTTTGTAATAAAGAGTTGATGAATGTAGCCTTTGTCTATTTGCATACCTTGTTGGTAGTCAACAGTCGTTTCAGCGCCTTTGCTCTCCTCTACGTCAACCACTCCATCACTACCTACTTTCTTAAGCGTATCAGCGACTAACTTGCCTAAGTAGGCGTCCTCGGCTGAAATGGTTGCAATATGCACCATCTCCTCGTAAGTTTTGAGTGGTGTTGACAACTTCTCCAAGCGTTTAATTAGACGACTAGAGCCGTCCTCCAAACCCTTGCGTAGCGCCATTGGGTTTACACCGGTACTAACCATTTGCATACATTCCTCAAGAATAGAACGAGCCAAGATGACTACACATGTTGTCCCATCTCCTACAACATCGCATTGTTTTTGAGCAGCCTCTTTTAGTATTTGTGCGGAAAAGTTTGCCGCCTCATCTTTTAAGTCAATCGCCCGTGCCGTACTAACCCCATCGTGGTTTATTTCCCTAGCATAAACTTCTCCACTAGGAATTGCTTTGACGTAACCAGTGTTCAACCCTCTTGGCCCCAGCGTGTTTGAAACCGCATCAGCCATTATGTTAACGCCTTCCATTATTTTTGCTTTGGCTTCTTTGCCAAAGATGACTTTTGTTTTAACCATATTATTTTTCAGTTAAAATTATAGTTGGTTCATCAAAAAATATAGGAGTTTCTATTTTCATTTTTCCTTCTGCTAAAAGTTTGGATACTCCCATAATAGTAGCTTTCTTTTTGTTTTTTACTTCCGCTACGATTTTAGTTTTGAATGTTATTTTCATATTGAAAACCTCATATCTTCAAACTTAATTGCAAAATATTTTTTACCGTTTATCGTAGTATTGTCGTAATTTCCTTCGTAACTTAAGAAGTAAATGATATCGCCAACCTTACAATACTTATTGGCCTTGATGATGTTCCCCATAGGAGTAGTTAAGTCACCACCCATAGCAATTACCTTACCTTTGTTTAAGTGTGAGTCGCTCTTTGAAGTTATTGTTATTGTATTTTTATTGGAGTCCTCTATTTGTTGAGCGATTATTATTCCTGGAGCTGGTTTGAATTTGACCATAGGTTGGTTCGACATAGACTAATTATAACAGATTATTTATATCCTTGTCTTTTAGCTTCCTTTTCTTTATTTTCCCAAGAGCTATCTTTCCTACCTTCCGCTTTGTCCATCCAATCCCACATTGCTTTGTGACCTGGTGCTTTTTGTTTTTTACTTCCCCCACCACCCTTACCCTTAACTTCTTGTAGCCCATGGTTAAGAGGTGACCTTTTACCGTTTGGAAAACCACCTAAGAATTTGTGTGTCATAGTTATATTATACACTATTTCTTTTTATCGTGCTTCTTGTCAAACTTTGATCCTTCCCATTCCTTCATGGACTTCATGCCATGCTTTTTCATTAGCTTCTTATCTTCCTTCATATCTTTCTTTGAGCCTTCCTTGTGTCCGCCACTGCCCTTGCCACAGCCTTTACCTTTATTTGCGTACGTTCCACGGAACATAGTTTATTTAAATAAAATAGTAATAAGTAAATTATACAAGAAAAAATACCCCTTGACAAGAGGAAAAAATACCATTACATTTATATTAGCTCTTAAATAATTGTTTTGTACTGGAATGCCTTTAAATAAAAATCTTGGCGTTCAAAGACGAAAAGCGACGGTGCGGCAAATTGAACCAGAGCCTATTCCTCGAAAGAGTCAAAGCCTTTGTAGTAGTGGTAATTTACGCACTTAGCTCCCAAATGAAAACTTGACCCACTATGAAGGCTTTTTAAGACAATAAAATTTACTGTTGCATTATGGATAAATAAGGTTTAGAATTTAATTATCGTTGCTTTTAATTTAGGGGCTAAGTTGGTAGTTTACTATTCGGCTTGTCCCTAAGTTAGAGGGAATGATGGATAGTAGTTAGAAATTAAATTAAATTAAAATGATAAATCTTGACTATCAAAAAGAGGCTTTCAATAAATTAACTTCAGACATTGATAGATATAAATACTTAGAAAAATTGCGTAATGTACTTCGTGATATCCAAAAACTCTCTTGGCGTGTAACTCAATTTGATAAAAAATTTCCGCTTGAGAATACCGATAAAAAACACTATCAAGAATTATTGGATGCTTATTTAGAATTTGGTTTAGAAATTGATGATCTTGCTATGTGGATAAGAGAAGATGATGAACGAAAAAAAATAGATTACTAAAATTAAATTAAATTATATGAAAGCACGACAACTACAAACTAAAATTTGGCGGGACAGTTTTTTTATAAAACTAACACCTAAAGAAAAACTATTGTTCGTCTTCTATTTTACTAATGAATTTGTTAATGTAATTCATTTCTATGAATGCCCCGATATGGTTACTTCTTTATCTACCGGACTAACCGTTCCCGAAATAACCCAAATCAAAAAGAAAATCAACAGAAGTATTTTATTTTTTGAAGACTTCGTTTTTTTGAAGAACGCTTGGAAATATGAGAAATATATAGGTAAAGATAATGAAAATGCTAAATTAAAGCTAATTGAAGAATTATCGCCGGATGTAAGAACATGGTATGAGGCTAACTTGTACACCCCTGTTACCACCCCTCTATACACCCCTAAGAATAAGAATAAGAATTACAATAAGAATAAGAAAGAGAATAAAGACAAAATGAATGAGAGAGTTAATCCTGAAGATATACCACTATGACCGAATACCACCCAATCATCACCGACACAGCGATTATTAGAGAAAATTATCCTATTGACAAGTGAAATATATTATATTATTATATAACTAGTTATCAATTATTAAACATTATGAACGACAAAATAGATCAGGACAAAATAGGAACAATGGTTAGTATTATAAAAGCGGAAAAAGACGCTAAAACATTTGCTCTTATAGGTAATTCATTAGTCAGTAAGGCAAAGGCTTTAGAGATTAAAAAGATTGAAGACAAACAGATAGCCGATATGTTAAAGAAAGAATGTTTATTGACTATCCAGAATTTAGAAGCCAAGCGAAGAGAGATAACAGTTCCGGTTGGCAATTTTATCTCGGAAGTCAACGCCTTATTTAAATCAACAGCTATCCCATTACTTGAAGCTCAAAATTTAGTCAAGTCAAAGATACTGTCCTACGATCAGGAACAAGAGAAAATAAAGAGGGAATTAGAAGAAAAAGCAATGGCAGAGGAAAGAGAAAGGTTGATAAAATTGGAAGAAGAAAGATTAGAGAGGGAAAGAATTGAGAAATTAAAAAGAGAAGAAGAAGAAAAGAAATTAAAAGTAGAACAAGATAGATTGAGAAAACTTGAAGAGGAAAGATTAGCAAAAGAAATTGAAAGTAAGCGTCTTAACGAAACTGAACAAAGAAAAATAAGGGAAGAGGCAGAAAAGCAAAGACTTGAGAAAGAGAAACTGGAAAGAGAAAAGCTTGAAGTAGAAAGAATGAAAAGAGACGCCGAGGAAGAAAAGAAAAAGTTAGACGAGGAAAGACGGGAAATGGAATTAAAGAGATTAGCGGAAATTGAGAAAGCAAGAAAAGAGGCAGAGCTTAAAGTTAAGGGTATTTTTAAACGCTGGACATGGGAAGTGATTGATGAGAAAAAAATACCAAGAGCATTTTGTAGTCCGGATAGTAAGAAAATAAATCAGGGAATAAAATCAGGTATAAGACAAATTGACGGAATTAGAATTTTTCAAGCCGTCAGTGTTAAATAAAAATATGGAAAACCAACAAATAGTCAAACCAAAAGGACAAGGAGTATCACTTATCGCCTCTCCGGCCAAGTTGTTACAAGACGGAAAAAGGGCTGCAGAAGCTCTTATAAAAGTTGTAAAGCAAAATGGTTGGTCTGTCAAAATACAGGGTAATGATTATTTATGTTTTGAAGCATGGCAGACAGTAGCTAAATTTTATGGAATGACAGTCAAGACAGTTGAAACCCAACACGTTGAATACGGAGGGGTTGAGGGGTTTGAGTCAAAGTCCGTTGTTATTGATAGTCAAGGCCGAGAGGTAGGCGGGGCCGAGGGCTTATGTATGACAGATGAGGGTAACTGGAAGAATAAACCATTATATGCGATTAAAAGTATGGCACAGACCAGATCAGGAGCAAAAGCCTTGCGTCAAGTATTATCGTGGGTAGTGGTACTGGCTGGATATAAGGCAACTCCTGTTGAAGAAATGGACGGGATAACACCAGTAACAAATGGTAGTCCTGTAACAATAAAACCTAAAGTAAAAGTATTAGCAACGGACTTTCAATTAAAAAAGATTTTAGCTTTACTTCCTCTTAAAGGAAAAACAAAAGAAGATATTTACAAAGCATATAATATAACTAGTCTAAACGATCTTGAAATAAATCAAGCGTCAGCTATTGTTGATAGATTAAGTAAAGTAGAAGTTGAGCAACCGCAACAAATATTAAACGAAAATGTTAAACCGGAGGATATTCCATTTTAATATGATAACCGTTAAAAACTTTATCAAAGTCGCTGGTATTACAAAGTTTAAGGAGTTGAAGAAAATTAGAAATTCAAAGAAAAAAGTATGAAAAAAGAAAAAGCATTTAATAATTGGCAACACAACGCTATTCATTTAACATTTCCTAATGGTAATAGTTTATCTACAACTTGGGCTTATGGTAGTTATTCTGAAAATCACGATATGAATGATATTCCTGATATGAAACACTGGGAAACTTTTAGACCAAGTGATAATGTTGAGATTATGATACTGAAAGCTCCTGGCAAATTAGTGAAAAA